CAGTTGTATTTAACAACAAAGCACGATAACCAAAGGCAGAATTATCTGTTCCTGTAGTGTTTGAATACAATGCCCTATAACCCAAGCCTGAATTATTTATGCCATTGCTTGTGTAACCAGCTTGATAACCAACAAAAGTTGTTTCTGAACCTGTGCTATTTGTATAACCAGCCTGATATCCTACTGCTGTGTTATTAGATGCTGTGGTGTTTGAGAATAATGCTTGAGTTCCTAAAGCAGTATTATTGTTCCCTGAAGTGTTATAGGTTAATGTGTTATAACCCATTGCCACATTTGAAGCTGAAGAACCACCAGTTCCGCTTGCTGAAAAAGCACCCCAACCTACTGCTGTATTGCTGTTACCAGTTGCATTGTAATAGCCAGCATATTGACCAATAGTGGTGTTATATAAGCCTGTTGTATTTGTATAGCCAGATTGATAGCCTAACGCTTGAATATTACCAGTAGTATTACTATAAGCGGCTTGATAACCTACTGCTGTGTTATTAGATGCGGTTGTGTTTGAATAAAGAGCTTGATGACCATAAGCAGCATTATAGTTTCCTGTGGTGTTGTTTAATAAAGAACCCGAACCTACAGCAGTATTTGATGCACCTGTTGTATTTGTGTATAAAGCGGTATATCCAACTCCAGTATTATCATTAGCAGTTGTAGTATTTCTAACAGAATTAGAACCAAAAGCGGTATTGTTGTTTCCTGTTGTATTTGCAAATAAAGACTGATTACCAGTTGCAGTATTGGCTGAACCAGTTGTATTTACAGGTAAAGAACTTAAACCTAATGATGTATTCCCTGAAACAGCACCACCACCCTTACCAACAGTAAGACCTGATATAGAAGCATCGCTACTAAATGTCTTAGTACCAGCAATAGTCTCATTACCACTTGTATGAACTAAAGTGCTATCTGCTACAGTTGCAGCAGTGCCAAGACCTAAGTTAGTTCTAGCTGTTGATGCTGAAGCTAAATCACTTAAGTTATTAGCACGATAAGCATAAGTTGTATCACTTCCTGTAGCAGTAACACCTAAAGATGTACGACCTGTAGCAGCAACTAAACCAGTTGAACCACCATCCCACTTTAGTCTATCAGCATATGCTGAATCTGCAGTAGTTCCTTGAGCAGCAGTAGCATAAGCAGTAGAAGCAGTAGTTGCTGCTGTGCCTAAACCAAGATTAGTTCTTGCAGTTGATGCTGAAGCTAAATCAGAAAGATTGTTTGCACGATAAGCATAAGTAGTATCTGATCCAGTAGCTGTAACACCTAAGTTAGTTCTAGATGTAGAAACAGAAGCAACATCTGAAAGGTTATTTGCAACTAATAATACACCAGCAGCAGATACATAAGCAGCTACCCAAGCAGAACCTGTGTATACATTCATTACATTTGTAGAAGTATTATAATATAAAGCACCTGTTAAAAGTGCATTACCATCATTATCTAATGTAGGAGCAGAAGATTTAGGTCCTAAATATCTGTCATCAAAATTATCATAAGCAGATAAAGCAGAATCACGAGCAGACTCCGCAGCAGTCTGTGCTGCAGATGCAGCAGTGGCTGAGTTACTTGCATTAGTAGCTGACGTAGATGCAGAAGAAGCTGAGTTACTTGCGTTAGTCGCTGAAGTAGCTGCTTCACCTGCTTTAGTTGTTGCTATTCCTGCTTGAGTAGTAGCCGTACTAGCTGAGGTAGACGCACTTGATGCAGAGGATGCTGCATTAGATGCACTAGTGCTGGCATTAGAGGCTTGAGTAGTTGCTGTAGTAGCTGATCCTGAAGCGGATGTAGCTGAGTTGCTTGCATTGGTTGCAGATGTGGCTGCAGAAGTCGCACTGTTTGAAGCATTAGTTGCTGAAGTGCTTGCTGAACTTGCTGAATTAGAAGCATTAGTAGCCTGTGTAGTTGCAGTAGATGCAGATGTAGCAGCGTTGGTAGCAGATGTACTTGCTTCACTTGCTTTGGTTGTGGCTATACCTGCTTGAGTAGTAGCTGTTGAAGCTGATGTTGAAGCTGAAGAAGCAGAACTAGATGCATTAGTTGCTGATGTTGAGGCATTGCTTGCAGAAGTAGAAGCCGATGATGCAGATGAAGAAGCAGAAGTTGCTGACGTAGAAGCACTAGATGCACTCGTAGAAGCAGCAGAAGCCGAAGCAGCAGCAGCGTCTGCGTCATCCTGAGCTTCTATTGCAAGTTGTTTAACTAATGTGGCTTCACTTGATGCATCATTAACTGCGTCACCTGTACCACCTGGTCCACGATAAATACCCAATTTGATCTCCTTGGCTTATTTAATTATGCTCAGCAAACACAATTAAAAAAGCCCTCCCCATTTCTGAGGAGAGCGAGTTACTACTTTGATTAGCCGTTAACAGCCAATACGAAGCCAGTTTCTGGACGTACTGCCTTAACACCGTAGAGAGTATCTGCAGTGTAAAGAGTAGACAAGTATTCTTGCTTGTACTGAGTTTGTGAACGAACAGACATCTGCTCAGCCAATACCATTGTATCTTTATGACCTAAGATAGCTGCTTTAACATCACCACCAGCAGAGTTGTTAGCGTCAGTTTCAATGATTGGGCAGTTGCTTGAAACATAGATATCGATACCATAGAGGCTACCGATTTGACCATTGTTAACACCACGACCATCAACGAAGTCGCTAGAGTTGTAACGATCAATACCCATGATTGCTTGACGTACTGAAGGAGGAACAACGAAGAAACGACCATCCATTGGAGTATCTTGGTCATCCATCAACTTGATCAATGCACGGAAAACTGCATCAGTGAAAGTAGATGTAGAAGCTACTGTGTCTTCAGCATAGAGACCCAAGGCTGTACCAGCATTTGAGTAGTAGCTATTGCTGTGAGTCCAGTCAGATGCATCACCGTTACCAAAGGACTTACCTAAAGCAAACAATGTGTCATCAACCTTCTTAGACAAAGCATATCCAGCATCTTCTGTGTAGAAGCGACGGAGTGATGCCAAAGCCTGAACTTCAACGATGTCCTCAATGAAACGTGAGTACTCGAAGTGTTGGTCGATTGTTACGTTTACTTCTGTTTCTGTATCAGCTTGAATAGTAACTGCTGTGTTTGCTGCTTTAGCAGTTGCTACACCACGAGTTGGCTTAGGAATATGAAGTACATCACCCTTTTTACCACGCATGGTCATCTTGTTAACTAGGTTAGCGAGAACCAAGTTCTTCTGATATGCTGCAATAACTTCATCAGACCAGATTTCTGGAATGAATTTGTCTGCTGCTGTTTTGTTTACGATGGAGGTTGAGCCTCCTGGATATGCGACTGCTGCCATTTTTAAATCTCCTAAATTATTAAATTAAAATTATCTTACTCGACCTTCAGCGTAGGCTTGAAGGATATCTTCTGCCATACTTTCGTAACGCTTTGGATCTTGCATTCTTAAGCGAATTAAGTCTGCACGACGATAAATAGGTTTAGTTGATTCCCCTGTTCCACCTTGCTGGACGCTTGCAGCTTTAAGTGCTTTACCTCTGTTTTCATCATCAGCTTTCTTTAGAGTTTCATCAGCAGCTTTAGAAATTTCTTCCTTCTGTTGCTTGATGCTACGTAGAGACTTGTAAGTATCTAGTAGTTCTAATGCTGAGTCTGCATCATAGTTATTAGCTTGAGCAAACATCTGCTGACGAATCTTAGATCCACCAACCCATTGTTGGAAATCTTCAGATTGTGCTACACTTACAAAATCAGGATGAGCTTTTTCAATTGTTTGGAGAGCTGCCATCTGAACTTGTTTTGCTTGTTCTTCCTGCAACTTCTTTAGAATTGGATTATTCTCTACTGCCTGATTAACTGCTTTTTGTGGGTCTTCAAACCAATCAATCTCTTGTGCTGTACTTGGCTGTTGTGTGTCGTGCTTCGATTCGAGTTGTTGCTTTAAAAGAGAATCAGCTAACTTACGTACTTCACCAACTTCCTGTGCCTGACGACCAATAAGCTTTTCAGCTTCTTGATGCATACGAACAATCTCATCTAGAGATTTGCCCTTATACTTCTCAGGTACTTCGTCCTTTACTGGTTCTGTTGTAGTTTCTGCAGGAGCAGGTGCAGCAGTTAAGCTTGGATCTTGTTCTTCTTGTGTAGTTGGATCAACGAAATCAGTTGATGGGTCTTCTTGCAGTTCGATAAAATTAGCAGCCATGTATACTCCTGTCGCAATGCGATTTTAGGATATTTAAAAATAACTCGGTGGTCAAGAGTCCACTTATGAGCCGTGATTAGCTTTTGTTTTTTTCTCCAATGCCAGCTTCTCAGCTCTCATCTTAGCCCACTTCGCTGTTGCTGAAGGGTATAAACCACTAACAGGATCTAAATAGATCGTAGGGGTGGAGATCATGCGAGTAGCCATCTCGCCACACACATCACATGTAGTCTCTTTAACCGCCTCATCGACGAAAGACTCCACTTGATGATTCTTTTCACACTTAAAGTCATAAAGTCTACGAGGCATTTTCTACATCTTCCTGTAGTTGCTCGTATACTTCTGTGCTTGATTCTCTAAGTGTCCTAATCCAGTTCATGATGGACAGTTCGCCCTTCCTGAAATGGAGTTGTTCAGTTGTATCAATACCACCGATTGTATCAGTGGACTTAATCATTAGTTCTATGTCTTCTAAAAGGTCGTCCCACCCTGGCATCGCCATCATAGCGAAACGATTCTCGTAGTAGTCTTGTAATTCTCTGTTCATTTGTTAACTTTTTCCTTGACAAGGGAGTTAATTTGTGTTAATATGAGAATATTATACCATACTTTTACTTAAATGTCAAGCGTTTTGTGGTATTTTTACTTGATTTTGCATAGCTGAGATACGCTCATTGGACTTAATATCCTCTACTTTGATGAGTCTATCAGCTAATTTCATACGTTTATCAAACTCTTGAGACATTGGATCAGCAGTATTCTTAGATGCTGCAGATAATAGCTTAGCTTGAGTTTCAGCAGGTACAGCCTGAGCTTCTGCTCCAGCTTTCTGTGCTTGTGCCATAGCCAACTCTGCTTCAGCCTGTGTCTTCTGCAGTGTAGCCTGTGCAGTCTGCATTTGCATCTGTTGAATCTGCTGTTGCATTGGATCTGGTTGGCTCATTTGCTGTAGTGTAGCTACAATCTCTTCACGATTAGACAAGCTTGAACCTTGAATAATACCCTGTAACAGTACTGGAGTAATAGGGCTTGTAGGTCCAAGGGTCTGCATCAATCCAACCATCTGCTGTTGTTCATATTCACGAGCAACCATACCAAGAGTAGAGCAAGGAATGAATACAAAGTCCTTAACTGGATAACGCTCTGGATCAAACTGCATGAATCTCCAAGCTGCCTTAGTAATGAAGGGCATTAGGAAGTCTTCTTGGAAGTTGATCAAGGTACGCTTGTTCTTCTTCATTAGCCCTGAGAGAGCCATAGAGAGTCCTGCACCACTTGCCTCACCACCAGCTACCTGACCTGGCATAGACGTGCTGTCAATCGTTCCTGTGGCTTGTAAGAGCATTGCTTGGAAGTTCTGTGCTGTCTGGAAGTTCTGTGGATCTGTAGTACCAAACTTAAATGGCATCATGATCTCATTAGGATTTCCGTTAACCAGCATGTTCTTACCTGGTTTAACTTCATACTTACCACCACGAGGCAGACGTGTAGCGTCCATAGCCATCATAGGTGCAGTAGTTAGAGCTAAAGAGTCAAGGTGACTACGTACTTGAGCATCAATAGCTTTCTGCATATTGTAGCCCTTCTCAGCAGTACCACGACCCCAAAAACGACCAGGCATGGAATCAGCTTGATAAGCTACTACAGGACGATCATTCATCATGTAAGGAGACTCTTCAGCTTTGAGCAACCATGTGTCATCAGCGATAACAACAATAGCTTCTACTAGATCTTCATAGTCCTTAGCTTCTGAACCTTCAGGGAAAAGATCAATAACTTCCTGTCCCTCTTTCTTTTGTAAAGCAGTAAGGTAGTTTTTAGGAACTTTACCATAGTAACGTATTACACGAACTCTGTCGTCTTGGTTTTGTTTACCAGTCTCTTGTACTGGTTCTAGTTTCATATCATCATAAGCAGGAGTAATACCTACTTTACGATAAGTACCGTCAACCATTCCTTGAATGATTGTATGATAAGCTACGTATTCTTCAATTGCTACACCCAAAGAACTCTCTACATCAGCAGCATTAGGTTCAATAAGGAAGTTACGTGGATTAATAGGATGTAATTCAACTAGGAATTTCTTAGACTCATTAACACCAATAGCAGCAATACCAGCACTATTAGGAATAGGTTGAGTAGCTGGAGTCATTACTTTCTTTTCTGCTACAGTAATCTCACCAATACCAGTACCATAGAGTTCACCAAGAAGAATGATGTTATCTAAAGCTTTTTTAACTTTAGAGAACTTAAAGTCTTCATGCATCTGTGTACGAACAAGTTGCATATCACGCTTCTCTGGATCACGCATGTCGTCAACGATATCAAACCATTCACCACGACCAAATACAGCTTCAGAGATCTCAGCTTGCTTTGATTCAATAGCTTGTTGTAATGCAGGAGTAATTAAACGACTACGCTCAGACTCACGAGTCTTATCTGCAGCATCCCAGATACCACGGAATAAACGCTCATACTCTTCCCACTTGTCTAGGTAGTTTACATTGCGATGATCTCTCCAGCGATTACAGTGATCAACAACAAAGGATACTAGCTCTTTATCTTCGCTAGTTACTTCGTCTTCTTTAAACTCAGCCATGCTTAGTCTTCCTCAGTAGTATCATCAATTGAACTCTTAAAAGGATTAGAAAACTTAATTTCTATTCCTGCATTTTCTAAAGCTTGTAATTTCATTCTTTCGTCATCAATTGGACCACCCATCTCTTGCTCATCACAAGTACGAACAGGAGAACAAGTGATATCAAACTTAGTGCAATAAGCAACTGGATGTGATTCGATGTCAGCCCACTTAGGCTCTAGTGGTAGAGCAGAGGCTTTGAGATCATAAGCTGGACCATTAGCGATACAGTCTTGAATCTCTGTTGTATTTACATAGTATTCGCAGTTAGCACAGAGACGACCACGAGCATCTCCTTCAGTTGTACCCCAACGAAGAGCTTTAGTCTTCCAGAAGTCTTCATTAGGCTGTCGTGGGTCTGCAGGTCCTAAGCCATGTTCTTCAATTGTACTTAGGTGGTTTTTGATGTTCAGAGAGTTGCTCTGAAGTGGAAGGGGGCAATTGTCTAGTATCATTAGTATCCTGCTACAAAGTCCATCGGTTCATAATCATCTTCTCCATCATCTGTAAAGTAAGATGTTACAGCTAATTGATCAATATAAGATAATGCGTCAATCAAGTCATCATGCACTTGTGCTGTAGGGAACATGAGCAACTGGTCATTAAACTCTTTCCAGTCTTCATCCTCATTAAGGATAACCTTACCATGTTCAAAGCGTCCCTGTAATGCCCAGACAACACGCTCAGTCTTTTGCTTACCACCATGAGTCAAGTCTTGAATCATAGCGTATGTATTCTTAGATCTCATCAGATCGCTTAGATAGGGCAATACAGCGTTTCTAACTGTTCCTCGCTCCATCCCTACACCTACAGGTTCAAACTCCTGTATGTTCTTTAAAATGCGATTGGCAGCCTCTTTAACATCCCATCTACCATGCTCAATCTTTTGTACAAACCAGACACCATCTTCAGTAACCTTGACTACTGCGATAGCTGATTCGTCTAATCTTTTCTTTCTACTCTCAGAATAGTTGGTATTGGTGAATCCTGCTAAGTCGATGGCTATGTAATAGACACCTTCATTAGGCTCTTCTCCATACTTTATCCACTGTTCTTTGAATAGGTCTGTTCCTGCGTTATTAAAGGATGCTTCGTATTCCTGCTTAAACGCAAAGCTACTAAGCGTCTTTTTAGCCCCATCAATCTCTTTCGGATCGATAAGCGGATTATCTTTGGTCGTAAAGTGCCAGCTCTTCCATTCAGTATCTTCCTCTGTATTACCGAGGTTATACATGTCGTAGAACCAGTTACGACCCTTTGGTGTCCCAATGAAAAGAGCGTTCCCCTTTTTATCAGAAAGTGAGGCACGTAAGACTTTCTCCCAGGTTTCACTCTTAATATCAGCTACTTCGTCCAGTACCAAAAAAGTAAGACTAACACCACGCAAGGTGTCAGGGCGATCAGATCCTCGTACATATATCTTTGCTCCATTGATTAAGGTTATATCCATATTATTCACATGACTACTCTGAATAACATCTCTACCTAAATCCATTAATACATCCCAGATAATCTGTCTAGCTTGACCTTGGGTTGGTGCGACATACATTACTGCACTACCAGGAGGACAACGTAGTCCTTCTACTAATAATGCTACAGCAGATAATCTAGATTTACCACATCGTCTACCAGCAACAATAACTTTAAATCTAGTTTTATCTTGGAATACTTCTTTTTGCCAAGGTAATAACTCAAAGCTAAGATTCATTATCGACCTCATTATAATCGACAATCTCTGCTTCTATTTCTTCTACTGCTTCAACCTTAGTTTCACCTAATCCAGTAATATTAATCGTTACTGCATTACGTTGTCCTTTAGCATCTTTTTCAAATAGAGATGTAGGTAACATCCTATCAAGACACATTTTAAGACAGGCTACTTGGTCTTTGTCATCATCATCCAAAGCTTTTCTAAGTACAGTATCAATAACCTTTGTACCTGAAGTAGATAATAACCT